GTAGGGGAGTAAAACCTAATCAGGCTAATAAGAGATTTCCCAAGAGTGTGTTTAATTTTGATAGTTGACAAAAAATAATTAGTTGTTGGAAAATAATAACCATGATAGGAATAACGGAAAAAACAAAATTAGTCGGATGGACAGAATTGCAACTTAGAGATAAGAATGGCAATATAAAACCATTATTCAAAGTTAATTCAATTTGGAAATTCTTCAAGAAACATTTTAATTTAGATTTAGCAATTCCACTCCTTTTTGGAAACTATACCACGAAAGCAATTAAGTTAAATACTATCACTACAAAAGGAAAGCAAATTACAGCAAAGCAATTAAACGGAGTGTCAACTGCACCTGTTACAGCAATCGCATTAGGAATTGGTTCTCCTTCTGCGACAGCATTAGGGTCTGAAGTTGTAAGTGCTGGAGGAGAAAGAGGAGCTGCATCTTGCACAAATGAAACCACAACTTTAACTGGAGATACAGCCAGATGGGTAAAAACATTCACATTTACTGGTTCTTTAGCTCTTACAGAAGCAGGATTATTTGATAACAATACTTCTGGCGGTAATATGCTCGCTTCCCAATCATTTTCAGCAGTTAATGTTGTTGATACTGATACCCTCGCAGTAACTTGGAATATAAAAGTAGCCTAACTTCTTTAGTTGACAAAAAACCTTAATTCCTGATTAAATCTTACTTATTATGAAAGTTAAGAGTAATAGGGAAATTGCCATTGAGTTTAGAAATACTATTGCTTATAGAATTTTTGAACAAAAAGCCAATATTACTTATTGGAAAAAAATAATTAGACAATCAAAAACTAATTCTCCTGAAATTGTGGGAGCTTTCAAGAGCAAAAACATAAACGAAGAAAACCTATTAAAAGATGGGATATTTTTGAAATGTATTGATGAAATGATTAAGAAAGGAGAATGTTAGATATGACAGGATGGGCTTTAGTTGTCGCTGGAGGAGGAGCAGGGGGAGGAAATGAATGGAATCATGGTGCTGGAGGAGGAGCAGGGGGATTCATCGAAGATACAACTCATACATTAACCGCAGGAACATATACTGTAACAGTTGGAATTGGAGGAACAGGAAATTCCGCAGGTAAAGGCGGAAATGGTGGGGATTCAGTCTTTGACAACATGACCGCAAAGGGTGGTGGAGGTGGAGGACACGGCCCAAATTCAGATAATCCAGGAAACGATGGGGGGTCAGGTGGGGGAGGAGCGGGTCGCTATGGAAATGGCCCAGGAGGTTCAGCATTAGAGGGAACTAAAAATGGTGGAACCTATTATGGAAACGCTGGAGGAAATTGTCTTAATAGCGGGGGTGCATATGGGTCGGGTGGCGGTGGAGGGGCAGGAGGCGCAGGGTCAAATGCGCCATCAGGCGACAATGGGGGAAATGGAGGAGCAGGAAAGGCATCGTCAATTACAGGGTCATCTGTTTATTATTCAGCAGGAGGAGGGGGAGGAACTTATGCTGGAAATACGCCAGGTTCAGGGGGTAGTAGTATTGGAGGGAACGGAACAAATAATGTAGGTCAAAATGCTTCTGCAAATACAGGTTCGGGTGGAGGAGGTTCAGGTTCAACAGACGCAGACCATGATGCTCATGCAGGAGGGAATGGTTCGGATGGAGTTGTTATTATTAGGTATCTAACTTCAGAATGGGGAACTTGCACAGGAGGAACTAAAACAACAGACGGAAGTTATACTGTTCACAAATTTACTTCAAGTGGTAATTTGGTAATGGTAGCTCTTGCTGTTGCACCAACAGTTACTTCAAGTGCAGTTACGGATAAAACTTCAAATTCAGCAATTGGACATGGAAATGTATCGGCAGATGGAGGAGCAACAGTTACCGAAAAAGGAATTGTCTGGGGAACTTCGGCGAATCCAACAACTGCAAATAATAAGATTACGGATGGAAGTGGAACAGGGGTAATTTCGGCTGCGATTACAGGACTTTCTCCAAATACCACTTATCACGCAAGGGCTTATGCCATAAATGAAGCTGGAACTGCTTATGGAGCAGATGAGGAATTTTTAACACAGGAATGTTTAATTCGGGGAACTGTTACTTCAGGGGGAGTTGGGGTTGAAAATGCAAAAGTTACTTTAATTCAAGAAGATACGGATGCTGTAGTTGCTCATGCACATACAGATGTAGGTGGAGATTATGTATTTACTGGTTTGAATATTACTAAAAAATATCATTGTGTTTGTGAATATGATGATGACCCTAATTTCTATAATGCCAAATCCTTGCCTTTTCTTGTTCCGATTGAGGAAACTTTGACTTAATATGAAAGGAGAAATACATGGCATACACACCACCAGCAGGAGATAACGCAGATTTCATTTTAGAATCATATTCTATTCCATTAGGGGATGAAGCTGATTTCAGTTTCTCAAATGCTTTTACTAAAGTCTTTGATGAAACATTAACTTTATCAGAAACAATAAAGAAAGCCTCGTCTATTTTCTTTACTGAATTGATGTCTCTTTCAGAAGTTTTCTTAAAAGGTAGGGCGGTATTTCTTAATTTTATAGAAAACCTTGATTTATCTGAAGTCTTTACTAGAGCATTTACAAAAAGTTATTCCGAAATAGTTACACTTTCTGAAGCAGTTAGAAAGGCAATAACAAGAATCTTTACAGAATTAGGGATTACTCTTTCTGATACTTTTGTTCATGGGAGGTCATTGATAAAATCTTTTGCCGATTTGGTTACTCTTTCAGAAGATTTTATAAAGAGAAAAGGGATTACATGGATATTTACTGAAACAGTAACTTTATCGGAAACTTTTGCAAAAGGCGTGGTTTTAATTTTTGCAGATATAATTACTTTAACTGAAAATATTTCTAGGGCATTTACTAAAAGAATTTCTGAAACATTTACCTTGGTTGAGAGTTTTGCTAAAAATTGGATACGAAATAGAATTTTTAGCGAGACTATTACTCTTACTGAATCTTTTACCAAAGGTTTCGGGAGATATTTCTCCGAGACCTTAAATTTGACGGATATTATGACTAGAGTAATGACATATATCAGGAGACCCAAGAATTTTGTTACCAGATTATTGAAGTCAATGATGTCAACCTTGAATCAAAAACCTAAATCTTCCAGTAAACTTCCATAACAATTATTGACAAAAAACAATCAATCATGTCAAGATATTTTTATGTCAGTCATTAAATTATATTCAGATAACCCAGATAACGGAATTGATTCTTTTGATAAGATAAGATTCTATGAAGCTACAGACAATGATGGCACTGGTGCTACCTTGATTGCTACTGTGGCTATAAATATAGCCAATGTCAATCCCATTGACCCTGGATTTACTTCTACTCCATACACTTCTGGTTCAACTACTAAATATTATGCTTCTACTTGGTATAACTCCATAACTGGAGCAGAGACAGACAAATCAGATTGGATTTTAGGTGGAACTGACAGATGGGATACCATGTTCAGACTTTTGATGAAAGATACTGCAAAAACAGTTTGGGCTGATGCGGATTTAGCTGAATTTAAGAGAAATGCAATCGAGGCACTTTATCCTGAATTTTTCTACGAATCGATTGATACTTCATTGACTGTTGTAAATAACTCAACTACCAAAACAAAGTCATATTCACTGCCTTTAGGCATATTTAATATCTCAGAAGTTGGTGTTGGAAATCCAAATGATGAAGATAATTACCCTTTTGGAATAGTTGTGGCAAGTAATTGGAATATAGAACAAAATAAATTAGTTTTTGGTTCTTTATCTGATTTAACTGATGGATACCCGATTAGATTGATTTGTTCAAGAAAATATTATGATGTTGGTCAAGTTCCAGCTAGGTTAGATTCCCTGATTATGCTTCATTTGAGAAAATCTGCTTATATGCAAATGGTCGATGATTACCCAAGATTCCTTAATTGGTCAAGGCTTCAAAAAGGAACTAGAGTTACTTTTGAAGGTCTTAAATTATTAGTTAATCAGTATGACAATATGTTCCAAAAAGAAAAAGACAGAATTAAAGATATGGAGAGGAGTACGAGACTTTAATGCAAGATAGAAACGAAACTGGAATTATTAAAAGAATTCTAAAAAATGAGATAGCAGAATCGATTGCAATTATTGGAGGGGTATGGGTTTTTGTTCAACTTATAATTCTTCCTCTAAATAATGTTATAAATAAAGTTGACTATATGGAGAAAAATCATTTAGCACATATTGAAGCCAATATTGTTCAGCTTCAACAGGATATGAAACTTAATACAGCAGACCATACCGAAATTAAAGAAAGATTGGGAGAAATACTCGGAGAACTTAAAGGATTAAAATAATATGATAGTTGGAAATGATGTCTCAGAATATCAGGGAAAAATAGATTGGGATACCTATAAAAAGAATTCCAATTTTGTAATTATTAGAGCTACTATTGGAACTGCAAGAGTGGATAATGAATTTTTCCGCAATAGGGATGAAGCTCGCAGGGTTGGACTTCCACTTGGCTTTTACCATTATTCCTATCCTCAATATAATACTCCTGAAGCAGAAGCAGATTATGTAGCCAAGCAATTAGCAGATATTCGGGATGGGGAATTGATTTGTCTGGATTTTGAAGAACAATGGAATAATCCAGTTGATTTCTGTAAACGATTCTTGGATAGACTTTCTTCGCTGTTAAATGGGTATAAGCCATTGATTTATCTCAATCAGAGCCAAACATCTGGTTTTGACTGGAAACCGCTTGTAGTGGCATCCTACGGATTATGGTTGGCATCTTATACTTATGACCCAAATAAAAATCCTGGCAATACTGGTGCATGGAAATTTATGGCGATGCAACAATGGACTAATCAGCAACTTGTCTCTGGAATTGTCGGTAAAGTTGACGGAGATTGTTTTTTTGGGGATGTAACCACTTTCAAAAAATATGGATATAAAAAACCCATTCCAATTGACCCTTGTGCCACCCAAAATACCAAAATAATTGAGTTGACAACTGAAAACAAAAGGTTGACAACCGAGTTGACAACTACAAAAGGTTTGTTGACAACCGCACAAGGAAAATTACAAAAAATTATTGATTATATTAAATCACTGACAAATGGATAAAAAGATTGAAGATTTAGTTAAAAGAGTTATCAATGATGATTTAATGTTATTGGTAACAGATGTAATTAAAGCTTGCATACTCCCAATTTATAAACTGGTTGAGCAAATTCAAACTACTTTTTCTCTGATGTCAAAACAAGTAAATGATGACAGGCAAGACATTGCAGATATTAAAACAAATCAAGCAACAATAATTGCACAGCAAAAAGTTATCATTGATGCCTTAAATCACAGAGAAACAAAAATGGTGGAAGCTGTAAAAGAAGCAACAAAGAAAATCCCTCAGAATGTCGAAACAGCAGTTGGTCAGGTTATTCAAAAAAAACCATTTATGAAAAGAATGTTGGATAATTTTCAAAAAAGATGAGTTTTACTGGAAAAAGATATTTTGACAGGAAGGAGGCGAAAAAAAAATGTCAGAACTTTTAAGCAGAAAGTTTATTGGATTTATTCTTATATCTATCATGTTTTTCGTACTTGTTTGCATAAATAAAATAACAGGTGCGGAATTTGTTTCTTTTACAACTTTGAATTTAGGAATTTATTGCGGAGCTAATGTAGTTCAGAAAGCAACCGAAAAAGAAGAAGTAAAATGAAAGAAAGATTAACAAATTTCCAAATGAGCTTCCAGACAAAGAGTGGGAAGTTTTTTATTTCTGAAAATCCCACTGGTCAGGAAACTATCTTCATGCTTCCTCATTATTCGGATAAAGGTAGTCATTTAGCAAGGTCTCAATTCCATAAAGCGTGTAAGAAAACAGGACTTCCAAAGGGAATTATCTCTTTGACAAAAAATCCTCTTGTGTAATACAGTCTTTGTGTATGTCTGAATTTTCAAAAACTGTCTATAATTTTAATAGTCGCATTAAATTGAACGATGAAACAACCGACCCGACGGAGATTATTTTAGTTGATTCACAAGCTCTCCTTGATACAATTTCCAATAATGTTGAGGATGAAATGCCAACTGAACCTGGAATCGTTGATTATGGAATAAAAGCCAGTAAGGGTGTTTTTGAAATTCCAGTTCTTTTATATGCCACAACCCAAGCAAAGATGGCAGAGTTAATTCAAACTCTAAAATCAGCTCTTAATCCAGACTTGTTAGAGGCAGACCCAACTTACGGAGAGACAACTTCCTATCAGGGATACCATCCTTTCAAATGGACAGAAACAGTCGGTTCAACTTCAAGGGATTTTCAGATTTTCCTTAAATCAATGGAAACTCCAGTTCTTGAACAGGATTCTTTGGCAGGGTTAATCAGGGAAGCAAAACTTAAATTAAAAGCCAGAGACCCCAGAAAATACTTGCAGGGTCAAATTACTTTGGCTGGAGCTGGGACTGCTGTTAATGCTGGAACTTATCCGACCCCTGTTATCATCACTATTGTTGCAACTGGAGCAACTTCAACCTCACTTCAGATTGCTAATACAACTAGAAGTGAAATAATTTATGTAACCACAGCTTTATCGGCTGGACAAACTCTGGTAATTGATACTCTTAATCATTCCGTTAAATTAGATGGGGTCGAAAGGAGAGATTACATTTCTTCTGCTTCTAAATGGATGAAATTATCAGCAGGAAATAATACAATAACCAAGACGAATGATTCAAATTGCACAATTACTACTAAATTTTACTCGGCATGGCCGTTATAAAATATGGGGAATCAACAACCAACCTACAATATAGTCCTCAAACTTCCTGATGGGAAGAAATATGAATTTAATCAGGCAACTGATTTTGAATACGATTCTTATGAGAATGATGTTGGCAGATGCAAGTTCTCAGTCCCATGGAATGACCCCAAGATAAATCTTGCCTTAGTGGATGATGCTAAATTTATCCAAATTCTTATTTATCGGGATAATGTCTTGGTCTGGCAGGGATTTGTCGCTTGCGTACAAGATGATTTAATTAAAACCACAGTTTATGGTTTATCTTTAATGGAATGTCTCAAATGGGATAGGGTTGGTTTCAATGTTACCTATACTGGAAAAAAGATTGGTTCTGAACTTCTTTCTCCGATTTGGGATTTATCTGATGCTAAAGCCAATTCTATTCTCGGAGATATAATCAAAAAAGGAACAATAGAAAACCCATACGATACTGGCACGACTGATGAAAAATTAGTAACAAAAACTGTTATGGATGAAGATTATTTTACCTTGTGTCAAACCATGATGGCGATTGCTCGTTCCAACTCTCCTTCTGGTGCGTGGGAACAAAATACTGTTTTTGCAATTTCTTTAGATGAAGCAAGTCCCACTTTCTCTTTTTTAAGAAATGTCGGAGCAAATAAACCACAAGTAATTTTTGAATTGAATTCTGAGATAGCTTCTTTTACCCATACCAGAGATTACCGCTTTATCAGAAATGATGTTAAAGGACTGGCGGTTGTAACTGGCCCAAAAGTCTTAACTTCCACTCAAACTGATGGAGATTCTCAGGGTATTTATTATTTAAGACAACTAGGAACTGTTTTTGACCAATTAACCAGTCAGGGAGATTTAGATGAAGTAACCAAAGATACTTTGGCTGAAAGTAAAGAACCAACCGATGATTGGTATGTTTCTTTCGTCGCTGGACTTGCTCCTTTTTCTGGATATGTGATGGGGGACAATGTTAAGGTCAGAATAAATCATGGCAGAAATGTCTTAGATGACTTTTTCAGAGTAACTGGAATGGAAGTAATTGTAAATAATCAGGGTGGGGAAGTAACAAAACCCATTTTGAGAAAGGTAAGGGCATAAATGGTAGAATTCCCAGGCGATTTTATGAAAGGCAATCCTCAGACGACTTCTTCTGGAGGTCAGTCTTTGGCTGGTGCGGAAAAATATAATTCTATTGACGGAAACCAAATCACTTGCACTAATATCGTTGCTTCCTCAGTTACCTCTGGTTGGGTTTATGCTAACTCTATTAAGGCTTCTCAGATAACTTCTGAGTATATTTCTGGAGACAGGATTGATGTAACCATGTTAAATGCCAAAAACATTCAAGCTGCAACTGTCAAATCCGATTGGGTTTATGCAGGAAATATAAATGCTTCACAAATTACTGCTGGTTCAATTACAGTTGGAGGTTCATCTCAACCCACCGCTTTAATAATTCAACACTCAACCAATGATTCTAATTCAAGACTTCGTTTTGAGGGAGGAAGCAGGATTTGGGAAGATACAAGCGATAACATGGGATTAAATGCTTTGGGAGGAGAATTCTATATTTATACTAATTCCACTCAAAGGGCATATTTTGGTTCATCCAACATTAACCTTTACCCAGCAACAACTTATGTTAAGAAAATAAATTTTGGATTTGACGGACAAAATGAAGGGAATATTGATAATGTTGATATTATAAGAGGATATAATGATATTAGGTTTCAAATTCAAGGTGGAGATGATTTTAAGTTTTTAGACGGAGATGGACACCAGCACGCTACAATTCATGGAGATACAGGTCGTTTCCAATCAGATAATTCCTATGTTACTCTTGCTGGAACTGATAAAACTGCAATTCTTAGACTTCTTAATCAATATCGGGCATTATATTGTGTAGAATCCCCTGAAGTCTGGTTCTTTGATTTTTGTGAAAGTAAAGATAAGGTTGACCCATTATTCTTGGAGGCAACGGAGGGAGAAATAAAATTTATTGCTTGTGATAAAGGTTATCAAGTTTGGAGAAGAAGAAAAGGTCATGCTAATAAAAGATTTGAAATTAAAACTGCTGAGGAATTTGCAAGAAATGAAAAGTTTCTGCAAATGGCAAAAGTATGAATGAAGATTGGGAAATAGGAAAAGAGGGAAATTTACTTTTGAAATTAAAACCTGCAACCCCAGAAGTTGTTGCGAGATATGAAAAAATTAAAGAACTCCATAAAATAGGAAAATTAGACAAAATGATTTCCGTTGATGAACAATTTGACAAATTTAAGAAGGGAGTGTTAAAGTAAAAAAATGGCAACTGCAAAAAACAAATGGATTTCCAATAAAATTGGCAGAATAATGAAAGAAGGCGTAAGGGGAAATACTATGCGACCAGTTTCAAAATCCAATCCCCGAAAACCAGTTTCAAGAAATAGGGCTATCGCTATTGCGGAATCAATGTATAGAAGGAGAAATAAATAAATGCGTGAAATGCTTTATTACGTTATCAGACTTCCTTTGAAGTTCTATATTGCAAGTTTGGTCTTTTTTCTTATTTGGAGAAAAAGAAGAATCCCTAAGTGGTTGCAAAGTAAAATTGATGATGAGTTAGAAACCCCAGTTTTCCTTCAAAGACCCGAAAAATACCGAAAATAGCCTCTAAACACGATTTTGGCGAAGATAAATCGCTTCAGGATGACCTACGAGGCACTTGGAATTGGAGGGATGGATAAATCATCAACTCTTTGGCTTACTGTTTGATGAAGTAGTGTTAAGCACTGTAATCTACCCCTTAAAACTTCTGTCTGGTTGCCGACTTGTGATTTTATCCGATATTCAATTTCTGCAACTGAAGTTTTATAAGTATTTTCTTTTTCATTTATCATCGCTGTTGCAAATTCTTGGATTGTAATTCCCAGTTCCACAGTTGTTTGATTATAAAGTTCACATACCTCTACAAGTAATTTCGTCAATTCCTCTTTATTTTCCCAAGAGTTTTTTATTTTATTTATTAAGTCATCCACGATTTTTTACTCCTTGTCTTGGTCTTACTTCTTTTACTTTTCCACTTACTCTGTCAATAACTGCAATATCTCCATTGGGTAATTTTCTTCTGGACATAATATCTTCCTTCCACGCTTTGTCTCCTTTTAACATGGCTTTTTGTAAAGTTGTCAGTTTTTCAGAACGAGTATGAAAGGTTTTCTGTTCTGCTAATCGGGAACATTCATCACAAAGAAGTTTTTTTTCTTTTTCAGCTTCTTCGGGAATATGCCATTCTTCAGCAGTCCATTTAATTTTACATTTAGGGCAAATGTATTCATGGATTATTATTGCTTTCTTGCAATTTGGAACTGATTGCTTAATTGTTACTGTCGGCATATTTTATTGGTATTTTTTTATTATATCCACAAAACTATTTATTGTCATGTCAAGATTGAAAAATCTTTTGATGTGTTCAGCATTTTTAACTGCCTGTTCCTTAATCCGTTTGTAATTCCTATAAGCATAAAACATTTTATCTTCTAATTCAAAAAGGTTTGGTTCTTGCCAGTGAGGAGTTTTTTCAAATTTCATGTGAGGATAAACTGCTGGGACATTACTGAAATGATTTAGAGGAATTCCGAAAGAAGCATATTCTTTCATACCAGAAGCATTGGAAACAATTGTCGGGATTCCTCTTGCCATCATTTCTATGGGTGGAAGTCCGATTCCTTCTCCTTTACTGGGGAAAACAAAGCAATTTGCTTGTTCTTGTAAAACTGACATTTCTAAACGATTCATATTTTTAACAATAATTTGGATATTTGGAATTCTTGGAACACTTTCAATATCTTTGGTATTATCATGGTTTCTGCCTTTAAGAATAAGTTGGACTTTTGGGTATCTACCAAAAACATTGAGAAAAGCCTTAACCACTAAATCCCAACCCTTTCTGCCATTGTCTGAAAAAGAATTGTAGTGAAGAAAAGTAAATGGATATTCGATAGTCGGAATTGAAAGATTGAAATTATCAGTTCCCTGAATCATTGTTTCAACATTTGTTATGCCATTTTTTTTGAATAAACTCTGACAGAAGCGTGAAGGCACAATAATGACATCAAAGTTTGAACATAGTTCAGCCCAATTCATAGGAAGTTCATCTGCTTCCCATGCAGTTATAAGGAAATATTTCTTTCCTATTTCTTTTTTAATTGGTTGAGGATAACCAAAATAGAGGACATTGGGAGAGTTATCAATGAAATTTAGTCTTGACCTGAGTAATTCTTCCACTTTTCCATATCCCCCATAAGGATAATTTTGCAGAGGGATTGACACATTGATTGTATCGTTTATTGCATCATAATGGGCTACTTCTAAACGCTTAAAGCCAATCCTTGTCAATTCCTCAACCTTTTCAACTTCAATTTCTACAATACGACCTTTAAGATTTAACATTTTTATCCATTTATTCATAATTTTTGAAGCTAAATTCAGTTATACCTGGTTCCAACTGCCAGGTAGTACATTATGATGTTTGCTTAACTTTATTTAGCTCTACTTTTGCCTCCTGCAATTTTCCAATTAAAGGAAGTAATTTCTCATTATGTAAGGCAATTACGCCACTAATAAGATTTTGAACTTCCACCAAGATTTCCCGATAAACTAATTCATCCATGTTAATTCTTCTCCTTTCTGGGTTTTCCTATTAAGATTTCCTGTTCTAATTTACTGATAGCAATTAAAACCACATTCATTTTAACTGCAATTTCCTTTGAGTTTTTCAGGTCAATATGTTCAGCCATATTTGCAATCCCATTAAAATCTACTTTTAATTGACCATTCATTGATTTTAATTTATCACTAATCCTTTTTTTCCAATAAGAGACTTTTTCTTCGTCTATCATATTTACACCTCCAATCTTTTGGCAATTTCATAAACTACATTTACTGTAACAGCATTTCCGAGTTGGCGATAGCGTTGGGTGTCCGAAATCCCCTCAGTCCAATTATCTGGGAATCCTTGTAGTCTTTCACATTCCATAGGAGTTAATCTCCTAAATTTAGGCGTTGTTATCAATGTTCTTTGTTTATGATTATCAATTCCTTTCCAGTAATTCATGTCTAAACTTTGAGATACTTTTCGTCGTTCTGTGGGCCACCTGTTCTCGCCTTCACTGTTCCTGCTACATCTTTTGCTATTCTCAGTCCGAATCTCTGCAATCTCCTGATTGTCTGTTCTGATAGGAAATACTTTGGGTCTGGGTGTTCCTCTAAGATTTCCGACAATGAACACTCTTTCCCTATTCTGGGGGACTCCGAAATTCTTGCTGTTAAGCACTTGCCATTGGAGGTCATACCCCAATTCTGTAAGCGTGGAGATGATGATTTTGAAAGTTCTTCCATTGTCGTGAGATAACAGTCCTTTGACATTTTCCAATATGAACAGTCTGGGATGTTTTGCTTTGAGAATCCTTGCGACATCAAAAAAGAGTGTTCCTCTGGTGTCGTTAAATCCCCTTCTTTTTCCAGCAATACTAAATGCCTGACAGGGGAATCCTCCAACGAGTAAATCGTGGTCTGGTATGTCTTTGGCATTGACTTCTGTGATTGAGGTTGTATCAAGCCTTCTACCACTAAGGTTTGGTTCGTTCTTCCCGAACATCCTTGTCCTGTGTTTAGTGTTCCCACTTTGTTTAAGGTTATTCTTCCTTCGTGATAAGTCTTTCTCCCCGACCTGCTGTAATGAACTAAAATTTTTGTCATATATTATTTTGCAATATTCATCAAAATCATTGGCATATACGCATTTGTGACCTAATCTATTAAGTGCTAAATCAAATCCGCCTATTCCTGCAAAAAGCGATACATATTTCATTTTGCTCCTTTTCTATAAGTATTTAATTCGGATTCAACATTGGTAACATATTCCTCGCAAACTGCTTTTAGGTCAGGTTGGATTTTATTCCAGTCCTCAGTTCTTTTCTTTATTTTATCCAATGTCCTTATATGATAAACAGGAAACTCAATAGCAAAGTGATTTGCGACTTTAGGCCAGATATGGATTGCTCTTTCAGGCGTAGGATTCCATCGGATATCTTTGCGTAAAACCATAAATTGATAATCTTTCTCCTGTCCTCCGTTACAAACAACTCCGTCAATGTAATTGATTCTTCTTATTCTGATTCCATCAAAATCCCCCATTTGGCTAAAATCCAAACCAGCAAGATAGTTGTAAAGCGAAATACTTAAAATCTCATCAGCATCAAACCAGCAAAACCACGGAGTTTTAACTTGACTGGCAAGGAAATCTTTACTGTAAAAGGGAGCTTCATTGGGTCTTTCAAAAACATTTGGTGTATATTCTCTGGCAATTTTCAAAGTATCATCATCTGAAGGTTGCACTCCTAAAATCATTTCTGAGACCAAAGGTTTAACCATATCCAGAATATATCTCATGTGCTTGGCTTCATTCTTAAAGATTCCGATATAAGATAGGTTTTTATTCATTTTGTAAAGATTGCACAAGACATCCAATCTTTCTTGACTACAATTTCAATGGAAGTAATTCCTAACTCTGTTTTTTGTTTAGCAATTTCATAAACTAAAGCATCCATTCCTGCTGTTCTTGAAGCATAATCAATATTCGGACTACCTTTAACCTTAACTCCCACAATAAAATCTTCAATAATATAAGTTCCTCCAACTTTTAGATGTTGCCATAGGCGGTCAAAACAATTCTTGGTTTCTCTAGTAAAGTGAGAACCATCATCAATGATAACATCAAATCCTCCTGTTTCTTTAGCTAATTTCTCAATCGCTACATCATCCATTTGATTTATTTCTCTAGTAATGATTTTTGGGTCAGTTAATAATCTAGGTCTGGGGAGAATGTCAAAGCCATAAAGTTTGGCTTTTGGAAGCATTTTTTGGAACATTAAAAGAGAACCCCCTTCCAAAATTCCTATTTCAAGAAAAGTAATTTCTTTGTCTTTGTAATCAGTCAGAATTCTTTCATAAACTTTATTTAATCCTGAAAGATATTTGTCTGTCCCAGCCACAGTTCCTAAAATCATAGGTTTTTGATTAACTCCTTCCATTTTTTCGCTACCTCCTCAAAAGAATATTCTTTAACCCCTTCCGCAAGAAGTTTCGGATTGTAATTTGTGTCATCAAGACTTAGTTTAACCAATTCATCAATAGTTTTCCATTTCTCTGTTCCAGTAATTTCCGCCATACCTCCACCATCAAAAACCAGTGTCTTGCAACCAGAAGCCAATGCTTCAACTGCGACTATTCCGAAATGTTCCTGAGTGGAATTATTTTCAGAGTTATAACCAGTTGCACTCCAAAATAATTTACTTTCCGCATAAAGTTTAGTCAATTCCTCAAAAGAAGCATCATGGATAAATTCAACATTCAAACCTCTTGCCATATTTTTTAAGACATCAAAATACTCTTGATTTTGCACTGACCCAACTAGAACCAATTTCCAATCTTTTGGCATTTTAGAGAAAGCCTTGATAAGAATATGTTGGTTTTTATTATTCCCTCCTTCTTGCCAGAAGAATCTTCCGACACTGATTATTTGTTTCTTCTTTTCCACATTTGGGGAAAACTTGTGTATATCTGTTGCTGGAGGAATAACGACTGATTCAATCCCCCATTTCTGCCTGATTGCATCAGCGGAATATTTAGAAATAGCCACAACTTTATCATAGTTTTTAATTGGTTCTGTCCAATCAAACTGAGGATAAAAGATAACTGCTATATTTTTCTTTCCGATTGGAGTTGGTAAGGAGAAATGGGAAATACAGATAAAAACATCATTTAAGTGATAATTTTTCTTGGTTAATTTTGCCAAATCTATACCAAAAGCTCTTTTTGCATCTATTTGTTTTAAGTCAACCTTAACTTCAACATTGGAATAATTGTCATCCAAAATTTTAATTACTCCAAAGGTCATATTTTCTCCTCCTCCATAAATGTGATGATGATTTCCTTCAAAAATAATATTAAGGGGAATTTTAGAGCCACCAGTGGTAGTTGTTAATTCTTCAAACTTTTTATCACAAGTTGCTCTGACTTTTAGCCAATCATCAGGGTCATTGAGGTGTTCAATGTTAGTAAAACCATTGGCTTCCAGTTTTTCTCTAATCTTTTCAAAAGTCCAACTCCAGTAATGAAAATCCCATTTAGTTCTTTGTCCTCCGTAAATCCAAGAAATTCCCAAGTGGTAATCAACCTTACCATGCAAGAGTTTTTCGCAAACTTTGAGTATATCGGGAGTTTTAATAACAACTGTTCCTCCTTTTTTCAAGACCCTCCGCCATTCCTGCAAAACTGTATCTAACTGAGTTCGGGTAAAATGTTCTATCAAATGCGAGCTATAAATTTCTTCAACACTGCTGTCTGGCAACTTCAAATCATCAGCTAGGGAAATAATGTCCACTTCTGGGACATCCTGAATATCTACATGGACATAGCCTTGATTCGGATTGTCTCCAGAGCCAATATCAATTCTTGAACCCATTTTGCGAGTATTGATAAAGTTTTCCCACTCTTTCCAAACCGCATCACAATTCCGATTATAATGAGTTAAAGCTTCGGTCATTTTTCCAGCAGTGGAAGCTCCGAAATGTTTCATATTAGGTTTTTCTTTTGGCATTAGACCTTTGTAGCCTAAGTTTCTGATTCGGCAACAATGGTCAACATCCTCAATGCACCATAAATCTTTATCAATTAAAAGTCCTATCTTTTTAGTTAATCTTCTGGGGAAAACAAAGATAGAATGAGCAACCCATTCAATTTCTGTTCCGTGAGTAAATTGTTTGCCCATGAAATTCTTTTCTTCTTTATTTATCCACCAGCCATCAGTTCCAGTAAAGCCTACTGTCTGGTCTTTGAAAACTGCCAGAAGGTCATCTAACCACCCTGCTCCTGCTTGCGTATCATTATCTAGGAAACAAATATATTCTCCCCAAGCTATCATTATTCCGATGTTTTTGGCTTTTGGCACGCCTAGATTTTCAGAAAGATGCACTGTTCTTATGTCTGACTGTTCATCCAGCCATTTTTCAATACCATCATTGGAGTTATTGTCTATGGCAATAAGTTCGTAATCTTTGGTATTCTTCCTTACTGCTTCAATGGCGGTAATGGTCATTTCTTTATTATTGAAAATTGGCATGATAATTGAAGTTCTAGGTCTTGGTTCGGTTAATCGTTTGAAAATAAGAATGGATTGTTTTTTTTTGCCATCATCCAACCAATAGCGGTAAATAGTTAAATCAAATCCTCTAAAAATCTGCTGATATTGAAGGTCTGTTAAAAGTCTTTCATTTCCAAAATCCAATTTACCATAATCATTATTAGGGACAGAATGAATAACCACTGGAGCATTTTTAAGTTCATTGGTAACTAAAGCCACCATTTGTTCGTTGGAGAAATGTTCCAACATTCCCTGAGAAAAAATAACATCAGCTTTAAGGTTATTTTTGAAAGAATCTCCATAGGAGACTTTTAGATTAGGAGCAAGGGTCGCCATATTTTTCTTTGCCATTTCTACAATCTGTTTATCGAAATCAACTGCGGTTACTTTGATATTCTCATCCCAAGAAAGAAATCCTGATAGAGAAGCTGTTCCGCAACCATCCTCAATTACTGTCTTGGGGTTGAAGGCTTTAATGAATCTAAAAATATCTCCCTGTGCAGTTCCCCAAATTCTCATGGTTTCCTTATCTACTTTGGTTTTTTCATAGAATTCTCCCCATTTTCTTTCCTTAGCGACTGGGGTCTTGATATTGTTGACCCTGAATTGAGGAAGATTGGATTCGACAATATCCATCCACATCTTTCTGACCTGACTATCCCAATCCCATTCTCTCCGTGTCCAATCTGAGGCTTTTTCTCCTATGAGTTTTGCTTTTTCCCTATTCTCATAAACATACCTCATTTGTTTGACCAAATCAGCAACCAATGGGCTTCTCCAATCGCCAATGCCTTTACCATCCTGATATTCTTCTGGATAATGCCATTTTTCAGCTTTCCTTAATTCTCCGCTTTCAACTGGAAAGTTATATCTGCCATTAACTAAATCTGCCATGCCTGACCAGTTATGGATAATTGTCGGCAAACCTGTGGACATCGCCTCTAAAGCAGGGAGACAAAATCCTTCAGCTCTGGAAGAAACAACATAGCAATTAGCCTTTTCCAATAAGTTCAGGTATTTTTCGTAAGGATAAGATTCTTCAATTACTTCTATTCTGGGGTCATTGGGAATTTCTATTTTTCCCCATTTCATTTCATGGTTACTTTTAATTATTAGTTTGACATCTTTTTCTTTTGGAAAGGTTTCTTCAAAAGCCTCAATTAAAAGGTCAGTTCCTTTTCTTAAAGATAAATCCCCAGCAGTTAAGAAAACAAAGTCGCCTTCCCAATTCCTTTCCATTTTGGGGAATCTGTCGCTTCTGACACCATGATGAATTGTCAACATTGGTTTATTTATGCCAGATTCCCTAAAGACATTTTGCACAAAATTTGTTGAGGGATAGACTTTATCAATATACTGATTTATATTTTTAACCCAAATATCTGGAGCAATCGTGGTGTCCCAGTCTATATGCAAATAGTTTTTAACTGACAAATCTCTGGGAAGAATCTTGGGTACTGCATAATAAAGGGTAATCTTGGCTTTCGTGTATTTATCGGATAATTTTATCAATTCTAAAGTTCTGGGTTGTAATCCTTCTTCTTGAACATAGTCTGGTAAGACCTTAATTTTAAGCCCTAGTTTATCCAAGGAGAGTAGAACTTCTTCCCCTACCCTTCCCATGCCATTGGAAGCCCAAAGAAGCGTAACGAGGTTTAAGTCGGCTCTATTATTATTTCCAACAAACGAGGAATCTGATAAAGCAGAACATTCCTTGAATCCTTTTTTTAATAATTCAGGTATCAGAGTTTCGTCAACTTCGACTTGTCTGCCACCTGGATTTATCATCCAAACCCATTTTTTCATAGTTTGATTCGGTAGGCATTTCGTTGGAGTAAAAGGAGTTTAGAAGTAAGAGTTTGGAACTATCCTTCGGTGCAAACTCCCTAAATCCTGATAGCCTACCGAATCAAAATATCAAGCATATCGTCTTTGGTATTCTCCCCTATAACATTTATTGCAAATTCTTATGACAATATCTTTTATCCTAACCCAATTTTCTTCTTTTTTCTTGCTACAAAGTTTTGAGCAGGACTGACAATAAAAATACGGAGTATCATCCTCATCTTCAAAAAATAGTTTTGGGCGACCCCTCGGCATACTCATAATACTTTAATATCAAACCTTTTCTCTTTTTGAATCCATCTCCAAAATTCAATAGTGGTGTTGGCTGGATGAGGAAAACCTTTATAATCTTTTCCTGCGTGAGAACCTGAAGTAAGATAAATACTGGAGACTTGAATAAAGCGGATTGTTTTCGGAGAAACTGCGATAAAATCCCAAAGATTGAATAGGTCATTACGAGACCAAGCGGTTTTAACAGCTCGTTCTACTAGAAATCCTTCCTTTACCAATTGGTCTTTACAAATCTTTTCTGATTTGGTCATACGATAACCTGTAAGTTATCGTTCTATTTTATTTTTACTCCAGTTCGTTTCCTTTTGTCAAGTTTTATTCTCATTGGAATGTGAATTCCTAAATATTTCAATTTTCCATTTCCAATTCTCGGATAGTTAAGCAAAATAAGCCATTCGTTATATTCTCCAAATTTAAGACGAGTTAATTGAATTGCTGGAGTTATGTTATTTTTATCCGCTTCTTTGAGAAATTTTCCTATTCTTTGTTCTAGGTTAGACATATTTCATTTTAATTTTATCTTTTTTATCTTTTCCTGCTTAACTATGTATTCAAAGTCTTTCATTCCTTCAGTTACCAACTTTCTCTTAACTCCTTTGGCTAAGATTTTTCCTTCTCCAAATGTACCTACTTGTTTCCATTGTTCTTTCATTTTAATAAAGTCTTAACCACGCTACTAAAGCTAGAAATAATGTCACTACTCCTGTCGTAAAACCTAAAGTAAACCAATCTAGTTTAGTCATAATCTTTAATTCCTATCTTTTAAGGGAAAAGAAATCTCCTACCCAGTCCCAAATAGTCAATAAAATTAACGCAACAATAAACCAATCGTCAGGTCTTTCGCCTGTTGTAAGCCAAAGTAATAAAATTACAAATCCTGCTAAAATTCCTATTAAATAAAATGTTTTCATATTCCTATCCTTTAAGGGTTAAATTTAATCATAAGACAGCTTCTCTCATAGCATTAACGGCTATCATTGCTAATTTATAAGCATTTTCCTTACTGGCTTTTCCAGTTATAAAATACAATTCCCAACCAATATAAAATATCAATCTACTTCTATCTTCCTCTGAAAATTTAATTTGCTTCTTTTTCATATTCCTATCCTTTATCTAATTAACAACTAAAAGAGTAGGTCAAGGAGTCGTTAGCGAGCCGAACAATAACATTGGCGTTCGTTAAAAGTGTTCCCATTTTTACCCACTCTAGCTACTTTGCCACCTTGAAATACTGCAAAAGGTCAACCGATATCAGTCTTTCCTTTTCACTACTCATTTAATTGTCAATGTTCAAATCTTCTCTAGCCATTTTCTTTTAGATTAGAAATAGCAACTTTCTTAAAGTTTTCTACTAAATCTACTCCACAATCACAAACTGTTTTATATTGATACTTATTACAAGTAAAAGAATGTTTTGGTATTTTTATTCCCTCTATTTCTTTTATTATCCCCTCTCGCTGGGAAGATAGGGCTTGGGAAAGAAAGTCCTCAATGTTTGCAACAGTTATTTCATCACATTGAAACCCTTTATAGGCTATAAAACTAAACCTTTTCCTAAACTCTTTAATTATTTCTTTTATGTTAGTCATAGGTTAGCCAATAGAAACTCTCACATTATCAGGAATACTTTTAAGCCTCTCTATTACAAGTTCCTTAATCTTTTCTTTAATTTTCTCTTTTTTTTCTTTTATGTTTTTATTCATAGTTAGCCTTTCTCGTTTGCATTTTCCCAATTATCTATTTCTACTACTTTTGGATTTTTAGGATATTTTTCCTTGTAATACTTAATTAAAGGATGTTCTATTTTTTTCTGTAATATATCCATATAGTTAGGCTCTTTATAATCTTCAGGAACACCCCAATCGTGCATATGACAAATCCTACAGACAGCGTAAATTTCATAGCTGTTATAAATATCTACTTCGTGAGTATGTTTTTTAACTTTTCTTTCAACAATACTTGTTTTCATATAGTTAGCCTTTCAAGAGATTAGGGTGTTCCCAAATGTTGCCGATAATCTCACCTGTCGTGTCTATTGGCGTTGTAAAACTTTTTCCATCACATACAAACATAGCGTGTTTTTCGTCGTAGATAATTGGTAGCCACAAATTTTGATTTCTCTTTGCCTTATAAAATCCTTGTGTAAACTTCAAAATATCCCCCTCGTATATTTCTTTTCCGTTCTTATCCAACAATCCTGTGAATTGCATAAGCTCTAAACCTTTAATCCAATTCCCATCTTTATCCACCAATTCCTCACTTTCGCTTAAAGAATATCCTCCATCATCAGTAATCCCACAATCATTAAAAACAATGCCCATAGAATCAATAAAAAACTCTATTGTCATTTTGTTCTTTCTATTGTCCCAAGCCCTAAATTTTATTATCCGATTATTCATATTTTCTTTCTTCCTTAAACAATAAGGTTCAGAGACTAAACTTCTTCATATATTTTAAGCTCAGAAAAATCTGTTTTCCATGACCAAAATCCATAGTCCTGCTATTTTCTTCCCAAGTTTTCAAATCTGCTTCCCAGTTTTTTCCATTTAATTCCTTAATGATAATCTTTTTAACTCCATTCTTTTTTAGGATTGGAAAAACATAATGCTGGATTCCGTAACCGCCAACCACTCGCATAAAATGTTTGATTGGGTCAACATCCCTTATGAGGGTGTCTCCAACTACTTCTCCGCAAAGCACTTTTTTTCTTTTGAATGGGTCAAATGCAAGAATTTTCATAATTATCCGTTTGCTATTTCCCCAATTAAAGCCAATAATGTCAAAACAATCAAAGCTATTATTCCACTAATAGCCAAGCGACTGAGCCAGTTTCCTTCAACATTACTCATTCCGAGAAAGTAGATAATTAAAGTAAAAGCAATAAATCGTAAAGCCATATTAGTTTTTTAATTTTGCTATTCCTGATTCTGGAACAACAATTTTAGAAGGCTCTTTGAACTGGAGACCTTCTTTATCTAAATTTTTCTTCCAGCAATCCTCGCAAATTACTCCAGTTTTCATGTTCATAATTATTTCTCCTTTTGGATTTGGGATAACTCCAGCGATAATCGTAATCGCATAGGGTTGCTTTATGATTGCATTGTAAAAGTTCTTGTCCAAAAGACATTGAAAAATAACATTTTGTAGTCTTAATTCAGTTTTCATAATTGATTGTAAAAATATCTTAACTTGACCAAATAACTCTCGGCAAATGGCGAGTTATAAATTCTGGCGAAAGTTTCCAAGTTTTGATTTTCCTGATACGCTTTGTATGTAGTTGAAGTAGTAAGAACATGGGCAATAGCATCAATGTCCTGAACATCCGAGCCATAATCAATGCTATCCGAACCCCAACCGAAACCATTGTGAATATAATTTTTACCACCCGTACTTTCAACCATCGAAACAACTGGAAGTAATTTCCAATCCATCTTGTACTTGTCTGCAACTTGAATAAAAACCTTCGCATATTTTGAAAAAGGACACTTCTTTTGAGCAAAGAAATTCTCCAATTTTTCCACTCTTGTATCTTTGTTTTCGTATTTAACCTCTGCATCAGATAGTTGTTTGTAGAAATATCTTGGCAAGCTAACATAAATAATAAAAAATAATAAAAAACTAATTAACCATTTCATCTTCAGAATAAGTATTTTGCCTGATAATGTCTCTCCCAAATTCGCTATATCTGGCATAGAAAAATTCTATTGCCTGTTCTTTACTTTTTGCCACAATAACATCTTCCAAATCTGGATAATCTGTTCCAGATTTAATTGAAAGAAAATATTCTTTTTTAAGTGAGTTAGCCATATTATTCTTGTCCTCTCATTGTCCTAATGTTCTTGGAAATCTCTGTAAGACATTCTTTTTCGTTGATAAGAGTTCGTACATCAATTTTTGCTTCTGTGAAGGGTTTAAGGACACCTTCCGTATCGCAAACGAGGAAGGCTTCCGCTTCCCTCTTTTCAGCATTTCCCAATCCCGACCTGACAATGCAATCGTAATAAACTTTGTTATATTTATATTCCGCATCTTTAAGTATTGGCAAAAGAGTTTTTAATTCTTTTACTATTTCCTCCAATCTTTTGTTGCAATAATTTAAGTCCATATTTTAGTTTTCAAGTTTGAGGAGTTGACCCTGCCCTAGTCAATCTCCTCAGATTTAAAAACTATCTCCCTCCTGCTTTCCACTAGCATCAGAAGAAGATTCGGTTGCATTGGCTTTTAGGGAATTTTCGTATTCCTCTACGGATACCCATTCAAACCAATTTCTGCCATCTGGCATCCTGCATTGGCACATTCTGAAGGGTTTCCCTTTATTTTTTCCTTCTTTCTGGACTATTCTGATTGGTAAAGACTTGTGATATTCCAAAGTATGAGTAACTTCGGGTTGGACTGCTGTTTGCTGTTTTATCACATCTTCGTTATTTTCCATTTCTTCGGCTGAGACTTCTCCGCCTCCAATCAAATCTGAAATGGCTCTGTTTTTAGCTCTGGTTTCTGCTGTTCCTCTGACATCATGCTCTAAATGAGCAAATCCTCTTTCGTTTGATGCACAAGAACCAGTTCCATCCATGTGTCTGCCATTCATCGCTGTGGCTCTGGCAACTACTTCATGGACAAATCCAGGTTTCATTATGATGTTTTTTCCATCCTTATATGGCATTTCGGCATACTCTTTTCTTTCCTCTTTAATAACTTCTACGGAAAGATTAAAAGCGGTTGCCAATTTTCTCCACCCTGCTTTTTTAACAAAGGGTTTCTGAACAATTTTCCACATTCCCCTATCCATAGTTCTCATTGTAAGAACCTGATAATCAGATTTTGTTAAGAGAGCTGATTTTAGGTCGGAAAATTGTTGCCATGCAAGTTTGGCTTGTTCTGGAGTAACGACTGGTGCAACAATCATTGAGTTGGTCATCGGTATAACCGCTGTAGGTTGGCCTAATTTCTCACTAGGTTGCTCTACAACAGGAGTTTCTACGATTTCCGTATCTTTGACTGTCTCCACTTTTTTAACCTCAGTTTTTAAGTTTTTCTTCGCTGGCATTTTCTACACCTCCTTCCTTTGTTTTTATTTCTTTTTTGAATTTATCAAATAAGCTGGTTATATTTTCCATCCTCTCTTTTCCAAATTTTTCTTTTAATTTTCTCATGCTGACGAAAGTAGTCGTATCAGAAAAAAGATTGAAGATATGTTTTTCTCTTTCAATAAGTTGAACAAGAGCAATAAATATTTCTTTATAATTTCCAATTATTTTCCCTTCTAGGACATGACCTGATTTTTTTATGTTGATTTCAATATCTTGTTCTTCGGGATGTTCTTCTCCGCAATTATTACACTTGGACATTTTGCTCTCCTTTCTCAACTTCCTGCCTTTTATAGAAATTTAATATGTGGGTCGCTTTATCTTGTGGAGTTAATGGGCGGATGTAGTAATAAATGCCCTCTCTGTTTTTAAGTCCATTTTTCTGGGCAATTTCTCCCAAAGACATCCCTGCTAAATAATCGGCTTTCATCTGTGTTTTTATTTCTTCTGAAAAATCTGATAATTTACTCATATTTTTATATTCTTTGTTAATAATTCTTCAACTTCTTTTGTGGTATAGGCAACATAAATCATTTCCGCACTATCGTTGCCTCCTTTTGAATAATAGGTAGCCTTCACAATGTAACCATTTTCTACTTTTTTAATATCAAACCTTTTTGCTATAAGAAGTTTTTCTTTCATTCTTTAAGTAAAACTCTATCTAATTTTGCTTCCACTTCATCTACTCTTTTTAAGGTCAAGAAAAATAAATCAAGGATGGTTTTGTATTGAATCATTTCTAATTCATTGGCAAGAGTATCTGGGGAAAATTGTCCTACTTGGGATTTTAATATCCCAATCTTCAGGTCGCTTTCGTCTAGGATTTTCTGAAATTGATTTTGTGTTAATTGATTCATAGTTTCAAACTCTGTAAAAAATATATCATATTCCAATATCCTTGTCAAGTAGTAAAATATCTACCTATTAAGCCATTTCTGGTAATTTGTATTGTTCTGTAATCGGTGCTTTCTCTGGAATCGGTTTAACCAATTCTTTAATTGCCCTTTTTGTAAATCCAATAGCCTCGTTATTTTCAATTTTTCTTTCAAGAATATCTTTGGTGTCATTTTGCTCCTCTCTTTCCCATAAAAATGGTCTTTCTAAATAAAAGATTTCCGTATGTTCCTCCAGTAAGTTGCATAACCTTTCCAGTAATACTTGCAATAATTTATTTTTTCTCTTGGTTGGTTTCAAATTCTCCATAGATTGCTCCCCCTGGATGTTTGAAGATAAATCCCCAATCCATTCCTGAAATTCCCCTTCTGTTTTTTCTAAGTCTGATTCGGAAGGTATTAGCATCGCCAATCACTTCATTTTTCTCAATAAAAAATCCGAGGTCGGCAACTGTGGCAATCGTGCCTGAACCCCTATATTCAATTACATCACTTCGGCTTTCCCTACTTACCATGTTGGATAACTGGGACAATAGCAGGATACAGCAATTCGCTTCTTTGGCTATCCTCTGAAGTGATAAAGCTATGTGGGATAGTCTTTCGTATTCGTCTGGTCGGTTGGTAATAACATTCTGGATAAAATCAATTACAATAAAATCGTATTTATTCTCTTTGATTTCCTTTTCCAACATCGCCAGTTGGTAAACATCATCGTAAAAATACATCAATTCCTCATAAGTTCCAATCTCGGCTTTAGCTTTTAATTTGCGTTGCATTTCCTCTTGGGATAAATAACCAGCTATTATTCTGGTTGGTTTGATATTGGAAATTGCTCCAATTAGTCGGGATGCAATCATTTCTGTGGAGATTTCCAGCGAAAAATAGGCACTTCGGAAGCCCTTTTTGGCAACATTGTAAAAGATATTACCAGCAATAAAGCTCTTTCCCTTGCCAGTTCCCCCTCCAAGAATAACCAGTTCTTTCCGCATGAATCCTCCATCCAAAAAATCATCAATCAACTTTAAGCCTGTTGGTAAAAACTCCAGCTCTTTTTTGTTTTCCTCAATAATTTTTACAATCTCGCTAAACTTTTTCATATTTAATAAACATGAGCTTTTTGTAATCTTTTGAATTCTGGGTCAGTGTCGGCATTTATCCAGCCACTATGTTTTTTACTGCCAAAATCTTTCAATAATGCACTTTCCAATAGGGCTTTATAATCAACAACTGTCTTGTTGTTCTGTTTAAGCCATAAGAGTAATCCCTGAGCCTTTTGTTTTATCTGGGTTGTGGTGCAATCGTAAAGACCAATAAAATTTCGCAAGTCCTCTGGATGTCCTCCGTTTTGGATTTCTTCTAAGTAAGATACTTTTTTGGTAAATGAATTTTCGCTAGTCTCTCTCTTATTTATATTATTTATATTTATTATCTGTGGTTGACTGTTGGTTGACTGTTGGTTGACTGTTGGTTGGATACTTGGTTGAAGTGTTGGTTGACTGGGTTGGTATTTATCATAATTTAAGATTGAAATTAGACTAAATCTGTTGGTTGATTTGATGGTTATTGTATTGGTTGATTTTAGGATAGTTAAGCAAGTTCTTATAGATTGCTCTGAAATACCAGTTCTTTTTGACAATGCTTTTCTTCCAACAATTAGCTGTCCTCTGCCTATGATAAGAGGTTTTTTGTTCCATATTATTTTTTGTTCCATAAAATTGGCGTAAAGCAATAAATCAATAAAAAGGGCAACAACAAGAGGGTTTGTCTTGAAAGGAGCATCTTTTAATTTTTTGAATAGGTAAAGATAGCCTTTGTTTTCCATTTTTTATTCTCCCATATATTTTTTTTGTAATCTTTTATAAATTTGAGATAATAATTTATAGTCTTTTTCACATAGAGCTTTGAAAATTTCAGCCAGTTCATTCTCGTTGATATTGAAATGCCCTTGTCCTGCAATAAAAAAATTAGCATTTGATAGTTCTTTTGCCATTTCAAGAAAATCAGTCTCTCTCCAAACATCTTGTTTAATTTCGACATACCCTTTTCCCTTACAAGACCCACAAGTAAATTCTCCATGTTTTACAGTTCCGAAACCATTACAAACAGGACACCGAAATGGAAAAAAATTAGGGCGAAGTTCTATTCCGTTGACTACGATTTTTGGACTATCCATAATGTATGTGTTCTTTGTATGTATTTTATTTATAAACCCTTTTTCCATTGTTGTCAAGGGGATTTTTAGCCTCAAATTGTGTGGAAAATCACAGAAGTTTTTGGGAAAATTTGCTACCCTCTCAACTCTAAATCGCTACCCTCTCAACTGGCTATCCTCTTACGGAAAAATCGCCATCTTCTTAACTCCAAAAGATAGCGACTTTTTCTTCTCCTTTACTAAAAAATACTTAACTGATTAGTTTTGTTTTTTGTAAATCTGATTATTTTTTTGCAAGGATAGCAATAGATAAATGCCGTTATATGGTCATGGCAATAAGCAACCTCATGGCTTTGGTCGTGTATAGTAGGCGTTGTTTTTTTGTGTTCTTTTCTTGACATATAAATGGTCGGCTTTTGATTTTCGTTGCCCTTGTAGGTCATTCTAGGGCCTATGTTTTAGCAACTTATAGTTAAATCTTGAACCACTTGTGCCTAGACTTTATTTTTTCTATTTTTTCAGTTTTGACATTTCCGTTTTCATCAAACCATCTTCTGAACCAGTCTGTTTTTTTCTCGGCTTCTGTAAAATTGATTGATAAATCCTCTTGCTTTGTTTGCTCTGTTGGCTCTGGCAATTCTGAGCCTTCTGTTGGCATATCGTCATCAATAACTTGGGCTTCGTTTTTCAATTTCCAAATATCGCCTTGTTTTATCCAGTTGTCCTGATTATAATAATCGTCATACCATCCATAGTTATATCCATAAGAGTAAGATTTTGGCGTGATATTTTCTCTGGTATATTCGATTTTGTTGTTTTTCCATGTAAGCGTGTATATTTTTGTTCCCTCGGTTTCAATAATATTGCCATTGAGCTTTGCTCTTTTAACTGCAATTTCCAAATGTTCTTTGACGCTGGAAAATAAAACCCCCCGATTGTCTGGTAAAAAACAAAAGCTACAAGGTGCGTTATTCTTGGCAATCCGTAAAGTATAAATATCATCAAGTCTAAAATATGGTACCGTGAACCATCCTTGTAGTTTTTTCTCAAAAACTGTTTTGTCCTTGCAAGTATTCAAGAGATAGCCGATAATTTGACTGTCAACCTGGTAATTGGTCTTATATTTCGTCTGTAATTCGTCAAAATTGTCAATAATTCCATTGTGAGCAAAAACATAACCGCCAACTTGGTATGGGTGGGCGTTTTCGTCTGATATTATGCCAGTTGTAGCAGCTCGGCTGTGTCCGATTGCTACAATGTAATCGTTATAGCGTTGTCTGTTAAAAATTTGTCTCGTGGTTTCCTTAGCCATAAACTTGGTGGCATTGACCGCTTTTTTATATAATTCAATTCCGCCTTTGGAAGCCACTACAATACCAGCACTATCTTGACCTCTGACCTCGTTGGCTATTGCCAAAAGTCTCAATGCCGTTGTTGTTTTCTTGTTTGGTTTTCCGATGTATCCGTATAATCCGCACATAGTTTATTTTTTGTTATTGATTTTTTGCGTCTGGTTATTAGTTAAGAATAACCAGCGTGCAAACCATCAAATACTACTGTCAAAAGCTCTTAGGTGTCTCGTCTCCTCCGCTTTATAGATAACAATGTCCGAAAATGCAAACTTGAAGATATAAAACAATGTAGTTAATAGGAAAATTGCGAGGATTGCCGTTAAGCTCCAGTTGATTTTGACCTTGTTGTTGTAATTGCTGTAGTCGTGTGTATATTGCATAGTTCCAAACTCTTACTACTAGGATTGTCTCACAGTGTAAAACTATTGTCAAGCTGTAAAGACATGGCTAAATAATACAGTTAGATTGTCAATAAGGCACAATTCATGTATTGTTTGGTGGTTTAGATTGATTTTTTAATGTAATCAATTACGACTTTTTTCTTATTATTGAAATGCTTAACAAAAAAAACACTTTTCTTTAATATTCTGTTTTTTCTTTTTGGTAAGTTTGTGGTAATAGTGTGGTAATTCTCCAGGTGCTTTTCATTCCCTGTAATAGTAGTCTTGTCAATTCCTCATAGGTTATAGAAAAAAACAATGTGATAAATAGTTGGGGATTATTGAAGTATTGACATGGCTCTATTGCGTTCTTAGTTAAATAGCGTTCCCCCCGCCCTTTAATTACATGGTCGTGTTCCTGCTATTATATCTGTAATAATTATAATTAAATACAAAAGCAAGTAAATCTCTAATATACATTACATTTTAATTTAATTTATATCTATTTCATGGGTGGTACAGATGGAAAAAAAGGTTAATAAAATGTAATATCTTACTTCCTCCCACTCGTTAATTCTTTAGAGTCAGGAAAATGATGCGGTTTGTTATAAGTAGAGGCTGGGAGTTTTTAAGTTTCATGGCTAATAAGAGTAATTTCTTTGAACGGAAATGGCAACAAACATAATGGAAAGTATCAACCTAATCGTGTTCGCAGTTTTTTAGGATAAAGGGCTTGGTACATTGTTGTGATTTTGGTTATTCCGTCTTTATTGACATGGGCATAAACGCAGTTTTCTAAAATACTGGTGGTGGGCGAAAGATAAGAAGCATCATAAAAGAACTTTTTCTTATTAACAAATTTCCAGAGATGTCTTGTTCTAGCTTGGAGGAGGGCGTGCATCGTAAAAGAAACTGATTTCTCATCCATTGTGGTTTTGATTAAGTTGTAGGACTTACACTAGCGAAAAGTTCCTTCGGAAACTCTCCCAACCGACCTATTCTTTTTATTTAGCCAGCATCCTGCAACTTAAAAAGAACTACTTACAGGTTAATTCAGTAAAGCATTTTATTTACCTATTTGTCAAGGACTTTTCAATAACCTGTTGACAAGAAATGAATTCAAAGTTTATATTGTTTTTATGGCAGAAAAGAAGTTTGGATTTAATGCACAATGCAAGGCTTGTGTTTCCCTTTTCAAAGACGGAACAGAGGTTCGCCCAAAAATAGAAACGCTAAGAGCTGAAGGATTGGCTGTGCGTGAAATTATTATTTATTGCGAAAGAATGGGAGTAACCTTTTCCCAATTAAATTTGCTTAATCATTTTAGGAAACACGCCACCTATGTAACAAAGGGAAGCAAGATGTCTCCTAAAACCACAAGGGCTATAACAATGCTGACTAAAAGTTCAGAAGAATCTTCCAGTGCTTTGCGGAAAATAATTGCGATGGGTTCGGAAATGATAGACAACTGGTGGAATAAAGTTACGGATGCTCCACAAATGCCTGTTACCCCCAAGATTTTTATTGAAGCAATTAGAGAAGAAGGCAAGAGGTCTCCTAAAACTGCTTTAGACCAGGAATTTGAAGGTTTGCAAAAGGAGGTAATTGAAGGGGAAACTGTAAATGACAACAAACAACTTACTCCCTAATTTTTACAAAGAGGCATATAAAAAATCCAGAGATGACCTGGATATTTTTGTTTCGCAAATTGCTTCTCCTCCTTATAAAAAATATTTTCCTTTAGACCACCAGAGGGATTTTATTGCTACGATGAGGACTGGTAAATTTGAGGAGGGTTGGTTTTCTGGGGGAAATAGTGCTGGTAAGACTTGGACTGGTAAGTGGATGGGTTCTCAATGGGGAGTTTGGAAAATAAAGCCTGGGAAACTCTGGGCAACTTATGAGGAATTTCTCCATGCTCCTTATAATGTTTTATGCACTGGCCCAGAAAACAAACAGGCGATTGAACTCTGGGAAAAAATAGAAGAAACTTTCAGGACTTCTCCTCTTTTGAAATTCCAAGTTGAGGAAGTCAGAAGTGCCACCCGATTAAAGTCTCATCCTTTTATTAAATTAAAAAACGGAACTTTTATTGAAGCGGTTGGTTTGCACGACAAGGGAAAGCACGTCGAGGGAGAAGCCTATGATTTGATTCTTATTAACGAACCAGCCGATGTCAGAAATCTTCAACACACTTATGACAAGGTTTTAATTCCGAGAACTTGGAGAAGGGGAGGAATTATTTGCGGATTTGGAACACCTAAAGGTAAAGGAGAATATTGGACTATCGTTAAAAAAGGACTTCCCCCCGAACATCCGTTTATGGGAGGAAGAAATCCAAGTTATCAGCCGACTGTCTTTTCTATGTTTGCCGATTCAAGACAAAATCCTTTTGCCGAACAGTCTAAAATTCTCAGATATTTGAACACTAGAAATTCAGATTTAATTACCGAAAGGATTGAGGGAAAATTTATTGATGAAACAACTTTAGCATTTCCTGATAGCCATATTGAAAAAGCTATTGATGAAGAATTGCCTAATCCAATCAAACCCTCAACTGGTCATTCGTATATTACTGGAGTTGATTTTGGTCGCAAAGTAGATTTCACAGTTGCAGTTACTTTAGATATTTCTTCTGGCAGACCGCCTTACACTGTGGTCAATTTCATGCGGAAAGGCGGAGGAGTGGCAACTTGGGAGGAAATCTTAGGAGAGATAATGAAAATCAATAACGAATATCGGGGAGAGTTTGTTGTTGATTCAACCGCTTCTTCTGGAGATATGCAGTTGGAATGGTTGAGAGATTTGAATATTTCTTTTATTCCTTATCAGTTCGCAGGTTCTCCTGCTAAGAAAGCCAATCTTATTACCAATTTGCAAAGGATGTTAGGAAATGGGGAAATAAAAATGCCTTACATTGATGAACTTCGGGAAGAACTTCATCAATATCCTAAAAACATGGATGATAAAAACATGAATACCGATTCGGTAATGGGTCTGGCTTTGGCAGCATGGGGAGCAAAAGAATATGGCCCGCTAGGAGAAGTTGAATCCGTTCACAAGTAACTGATTGACAAAAAATCAATTAGTAATACAAAATATATGCCAGTATGCAATTAAAACAAATTGGGAAGGATATTATTTCAGTTGTCGGGAAAGCAGTTGGGTTAGAAGATGAAAATAATCCTGGCACTCCAGAATATGCTAATAAAATAAAAGATATGCAGTCGGCTCAAATTGTTTTGTCCGAATGGAACGAAGGTGCAACTGTTTATTCAGAAATTTACAATAAGGCTTACCAAAACAGGGATTTCTATTTAGGAGAAATGTCTCAACAGTGGAATCCTTTAGTTGCTCCCGAAGGAGAACTCAAACTTATTTTCAATTTGGGTGCAACCATCATTGACCTTTTTACTTATATGCTTTCCAATCAAGTTCCCTATATGCAGTTTCTTCCTGATGACACCAGCGAACTTTCCCAACTGGAGGCAAATTTCGGGGAAGAAATAACCAGAAAAGTTTTCCGTGATGCCAAATTTGAAAAAAGATTCAGGGATGGAGTTAAGACCCAATTCATGTTGGGATTTTGTTGGCCGATTTTAATTTGGAATCCAAACAATAAAGAGGGGTCGGATAAAGGTACTTTGGAAATCTCTATCCTTAACGGATTTCATGCCAGAGCCAAATATGCCACTAATGACTATGACCGCTTAGAAAGCATTATTACCAGAAAGAGAATGTCTATAACAGAAGTCAAACGAGTTTATAATTTTGAGGCAGTCCCCGACACTGAAGATTTATATGTTCCTAAAGATATTCAACCGATTGATGACGGAAAGGTTTCAGTTTTCAACCGCTATGATGACAAAACCATTATGACTGTCATCAATGGCAGAACTGTCAGAACCAAAGTCCATAATTACGGATTTGTGCCAGCGACCCAAGTAAACAATGTCTTTGTTCCGAATGATGCCCATGGTCATGCCGAATCAGAAAGATGGAAAACAATTCTTCAGGAGTTAAATGCTCTTTTGACTTCCGCATCGGAGATTTCCAGAGATTTGGCTTATCCTCCTATTTTGGAATACAACAATGCACTGGGCGGAAGAAAAATCCCCAAGTGGAGAGGACAAAAGATTCCAGTCAGGCGTTCAGACAAAGGAGAAGCAGTTACTTATATGATAACTACAGCTCAGATTGCTCCTTTGTTAAAACAATCAGAACTTTTGATTGAACTTTTCCATTTTATCGCCTTAATGCCTAAAGCAGTCGGTGGAATTTTCCCAGCCAATGTTACATCGGGTTTTCAGGCAAAACTTTCTATGCAGTCGGCAACTTTAACAACTGAGAATAGAAAAATTGACTGGAATATTGCTTTAACAGAAATGACCAAGATGGCTTTGAAAATTCTGGCAATTGAAAGTCCAGAATCATTGTCAGTTAAACTTCCTAACGGAAAAAAGTTTGAGTTTAAGAATTTGGACAAACATGAAATTGAAATACTCTGGCCCGAAAACTTGGCAACCGATATTGCCAGAGAAGTCCAAAATCTTATTCTGGGAATCCAAAACAATATTACTTCTGTTCATCAGGCAATTGAAAAATACAATGTCCTTATGGGAATCGGTTCTCCAACTGATACAATTGAATTCTTAAAAGAAGAATCAACTGACCCGACTTTGAATCCGCAAAAAGTTGCTCAGATTGAGAAAATAAAACAATTAGAATCAACTATGAATCAAGCAAGTGATAAACTAAATCAATTAAATGGTGCTATGGGCGGAGGATTGCCAGCGACAGTTCCTCCTCCGACCCCTGGGCAAAATCCTAATAATATGTTGATGGCAAATGGACAACCATTACCAGAGGAACAAAGACCGACATCACAAACTGAAACAGCAGGAGAATCTGTTGCTCCGACTTCAACAGGCGGAGTATTACCGAATGGAGGTGCGATTTAATGGCAGTTAGAACATCAACAGTTAGAGGAGGGTCAGGTAGAATTTCTGGGTCAACCAGTTATAGTTCAGTTATTTCCCGATATGCTTCCCAAATTTTATCAGCCATTCAATCTGAAACTCAGGCAGAAATAAATTCAGCAATTTTAGCATATAAAGCTGGTTCAATGACTTGGAATGATGTTAAAGCTTTCTTTGAGAAAAGAATTCTGACAGCCGAAGGAGCAGACAAGGTTTCTCTCCAGCAAAATCTAGTTGATTTGGGAAAATTAGAGCAAGAGACCCAAAAAAACAAAAAAAGAGTGGAATTGGAGGCTAAATATGCAGGAGGAGGAATTACTCCAGAGGAAAGATATAACATTGAGAAGGAAATATTATCCTACGAAACTCCTGGTACGGATGCTTATGTTGCTCAACAGGATAAGGTTATAACTGCTTTTGACAATGCGGAAACCCAAAAAGTAATGCAAAGGAGAGACCAACTTCTTACTAAATATGCTGATGGGGGGATTACGCCTCCCGAACAACTGGCAATCAATCAGGAATTAAAATCAATCGCCAATCCCGATTCTAAAATTTATAATCAATTAGTTCAGGAAGAACAATCAATCAGACAATCTTTGGACACTTACAATAAAGGTCAGGGACAAACTAATTTAACCAATACCAGTCGGGATAAATTGGCAGAAATTATAACTGCGGAAAAACAATCGGATATAAATTACCAAATGGGAGTTGCTTCTGGTTATGACAGGGATTTAGCAAGAGCTTCCAATGCCAAAGAAACTTACCAGATTCTTCAGAGTATGGCGGATGCTGGAATTTCAATTCCGATTGAGTTAATCACTGGAGCAAAAGAAAATTATATGCAATCTCAAAATCTTTTGAATCTTCGGGAAAAAGGATTATTGATGGATGTAGTTGATAGTGCTGGGGTGGTAACGCCAATGACTGTTGATGGTAGAGACCCGATAACTGGGAAAAATGTAAATTATAAAAACTACCCTATTGACCCAGACCCAACAGGAACATTGTTTAGATTAAATACTCCTGATGGAAAAGTCCAAACTTTTACTTCTCTAAAAACAGCACAGGTAGCAGCCGAAAAACTCGGACTTGGCACTTTTGATGTCTTACTGCCAAATTCACAGGGAGGAACAGAAAAGAAAACTTTAGCACAAGACCCCCAATCGGGAGCATATTATGATGCCACCAACCCGACAATCGTCTATGCAAAACTTCCAGGCAGTTCCGCAGACTTAACCAAAGTTACCATGAATCTTCCAGCCAACTGGAGAACAGACCCCAACAAAATTTCTGCGGTAAAAGAATTGGTCAACACTTATTCAACTGGATTAAAACCAGTTGTTTTAGATGCTAACGGAAAACCAATTTCAGGAGGAATTCTTGATTACAATAATGCCTTAAATAAAGTTAAAGGGACAGAACCGACAACGGAAACCCAAACTCAAACAGGCGGAAATTTTTTGCAATCCATGACTGATTTCCTTCAGGGAGTAACTAGCCCAATTAAATCAACGGAAAACACTATTAAAGCGGTTGGTGCAATTCCTGGTATGGTCAAATCAGTTGGACAGGCATCCGCCCAATTAGAACCTGTTGTCAACAAGATTGCTAATGCTCCCTTAAATTTAGCCAGCAAAGCGATTGAGTATGGAGTAAAAACAAATGCAGCCAACTTAGGTTTTCCAATTGATAATTTCAAATTGCCAGAATTTAAGATGCCAACTCCGAATTTTGTTTCCCCTGGAATTCCAGCATTAAGCGGAATAAATTTGCCAAAGATGGATTTCTTGGGAGATGTCAAAAAGATTACCACTAATGTTGGAAATGCAGTAGGAGGAGTTGTGAACTCCATTGGCTCTGGAGTTAAGAGCCTCTGGGGAAATACGATTGGGAGGTGGCTATAAACAATGCCGACAGTTGCAGGGGGAACAGGAACACCGCAGTTAAACGCTAATAAAGCCAATATTGCTCCAGTTCAGCCAGTCCAGCAGACTTTGAAAGACAAAGCTGTTTCAGCATTAAGTGGCGGAGATATTATGGGTGGAAAAGACAGTTCTGGAGGTTACATGAAGGGTGGTTTTCTGTCTGATTTAGGAGATATTCTCCAAACACCCCAATATTTTGCTACAGGTCTTTTATCAGGCAAAAATCCGATTCAGGCTGTAAAAGAAAAATTAACTCCCTCTAAAGCCATGAATTTGAGTGGAGTTGGCGGTTTGGCAGCCGACATCTTTCTTGACCCCTTAAATTTAGCAGCAGGATTAGGGCTTTTGTCTAAAGGAGCAAAAATAGCCAAAGCTGGCGAGTTGGTAACAGCCTTAGAAAAGGCTAAACAGATTGTTTCTGTAGAAAATATTGGAGGTAAAGTTATTGGAGCTGTAACAAAACCTTTTAGAGATATTGTTGGCCCAGCCTTAGAACCTGTGGCTCGCAAGGCTTTAACTGGCGAAGAAGTCCTATCTGGAGCAGAAAAATTAAGAGCAACTCAAATTGCCAAAGGTGGAGTATCCGTCTCGGAAAATGAGGCTAAAATCAGGGAATCTCTAAAGCCATTTACTCAGATTTTAAGTGAAAAAATAGATGCTTTTCCTGTTTTTGGGCCAATTAAGAAGTTATTTACCGATAAACCGCCTGAATCTTACTTAGGTGCAAGGTCAGGATTAGAGGCTGGAATTGAGGCTGGAAGGCAAAAAGCTCTTGAAACTGGAGAATATTTAACTAAAGGGCTATCCGAAGCAGACCAAGTTGCAGTCGGAAAACTCATGGTAGGAGAAGTTTTGGAAAAAGTGCCTGATAAATTGAGGCTAATCGCTGGTTTAGCTAGAAGAAGTGTTGATTCTTTATCGCAAGAGTTGGCAAGTGAACTCAAATTAGGAGGTTTTGGCGGAGGAAAAGAATCAGTCGCCCAGACAATTTTAGACAATATCGGTCATTATATGCCAACCGAATACATGGAATTTGTTAAAAATCCTAATTCTTGGGCTGACTTTATGCTCGGTTCAAAGAAATCCCGAATCATTACTACCTTTCTTGAACACAAGAAAGATTTATCTCCCGAAATCAGGGCAAAATTAGGAGAAATAATTGCTCCTGCTTATCCAGTTGCTAAAAGAATGGAACAAGTCTCTCAATCTATTGAAACTTCGAAGTTCTTCCGATGGGTTAATAAGAATTTTGCGATGGATATTGGTAAAGTTGCTGAGAATCCGTCAGGAGTTTCCGATAAATTACATAGTGCTATCAAGGATTTACAGTCAATGGCAAAAGAATCTCACTTAACAGAAAAAGAAATCTTAGCAAAAGGATTTGTTAAATTGCAGGATGCTCCAAGTCTCGGAATATTAGCTGGAAAGTATGTTCCCAAAACTATTGCCGATAGCATCAATGCAATCGGTAAAGTAACTGTGTCGGGAGGACAGGCTGGAGCAATTATGCAAGTCTACCGCAAATTCTTGGGACTTTGGAAATACGGCAAAGTCATTCTTAATCCAGCCACCCAATTCAGGAATTTATTTTCTAACTGGGTCTTGATGGATTTAGGACATTATCCAGTTTATTCTCCTTGGGGAGCAAAGAATTTCGTTGAAGCCTTAACCGATTATCATAAACAAAGTGAGGTTTATCAACAGGCAAGAAAATTTGGCTTATTAGGTGCGACTTATTTTGGCGAGGAAATAAAACCATTCCTAAAAGCAGTTGAAGAAAATCCAACAGGCAATCCTTTAGTCAGATTTGCCAAAGCATTTATGAGAACTACTTTGGGAACTGCTCCGAGAAAAATGTATGAAGGAATTGAAGAAGGTTCAAAACTGGCGATGTTCAAATGGAGATTAGCAGAAGGAGACACGCCAAAGTTAGCAGCCGAATATGCAAAGAAATGGTTGTTTGATTATCGGAATGTTCCAGCAGGAATAGATTTATTAAGAAGTGTGCCTTTCGGTTTCCCCTTTATTACTTTTACTTATAAATCTGTACCAAGAGTGGCAGAAACTTTAGTAAAAAGTCCTGGGACAATTTCTAAATATTTCAAAACTTTTGCAGCCATTGAAGGAAAAGGAAGACAGGATGAACAGGCTCTCTTACCAGAATATATTAAAAATGGAATGTATATCAGGATGCCCTTTAAGGATTCTAAGGGTAATTCTTTGTATCTAAATATGACTTATCTTGTGCCTTGGGGAAATTTGGCAGAAACAGGTAATTCCTTGCTCCCTGGTGTGCCGATGCCTTCAGACCCAGCTTCAACTATCATTACAGCTTTACAAACTGGAGTAAATCCCTTCAATAACTTGCCTATTTACAAAGCAACTGATACTGGAGATGAAAAAGCACTTAAATTTTCTACCTTCGTTTATCAGACTTTAATGCCGACTTTTGCTCCAGAAATTCCTGGTATTGGAATAACTGGTGGATATTCTTGGGAAAAAATGGCTGATGCTTTGTTCTCCAGACCTGACAGGTATGGCAATACTCGTGATATTCCCTCAACTTTTTTTGATGTCGGATTGGGTCTAAAAACAGTACCTATTAACGAAAATGTTGAAGGGCCAAAAAGAGTAATGGAATTTAGGGCAAAAATAAATGAAGTCAAAGGTAATATCCGCAGTATTTCATCTGACCAAAGTTATGTAACTGAAACACAAAAAAGAGAACAAGAGAAGAAAATACAAAAGCAAATTGAAAAATTGCAGAATATTTCTAATACATTCAACGAAATGCAAGGGCCACAAATGTAAATCCTCTTGACAAAAAACCGAATATACCCATATCCTTAAAGTTATTGTTTAAGAGGGAAGGAGGTGAGTTGATTAAACTCTAAAAAATTATGGACAACCATTTACCAGCAGACGACAAAAATTTAACTCCGCAAGGAGAAAATCCTAGTGGCTCTGCTCCGAAAGAAACTATTCCATCTACCGAAGGGGGAGACCTTGACCTTAAAACTAAAGCTGGTTTCCAAACCGCATTAACAAAATCGAAGGAAGCTGAAAAGAAAGAAAAAGAAGCTCGTGAAAAAGCTGAAACGGAATTAGCTGAACTTCGTGAGGAAAAGCGAAAAGCGAAACTGGCAGAACTTGATGAAACCGAGAGACTAAAAATCGAAAAGCAGGAATTAGAGGCAAAATTGGCAAAATCTGATATGAGAAATTTTGCTTCAAAGGAATTATCCTTGAAAGGAATTCCTTTAACTGACCCGATAGCGGAAATTGTTATGGAAAGCCCTTGGGCAATTCCATTCATTAAACGCAGTCTTGGGGAATCTCCATCATGGGCCGAAGTTGTTAAGGTAGTTGAGGAAAAACTTCCTTCTTACCTAGATGATTATGTGTCCAGAAAAGGAGAAAAGCCCAAAGGAAATATTCCTCCAACGGAAACAACGACCACTCCCAGTAATGAGGATGGTGCAGTTGACCCTGAACGCCCTGGAGAAGTCATAGATTCTAAAAAAATCTGGACTAGAGCCGAAATTGAACATATGTCCGATGAATTCTATTTGAAACATCGTGATGATATTCAGTTGGCGGAAAAAGAAGGTAGGATTCAATAACTTTGGGGAATCATAAAATATGGCAGCAGGAAACATAACAGTTACGACAGCAGCCAATTTTATCCCAGAAATTTGGAGTAAGGAAGCTCGTATTGCTCGTGAAGCCAACTTGGTGTTCGCCAAGAGGGTTAATAGGCAATTTGAGGCTGACCTTCAAATGGGAGACACTCTCCACGTTCCTGATATTTCTGACTTAACAGTTGGCAATAAATCCGCCAACACCGATGTTACTTTTGAAACTATTACTGAAGGCAAATTTGATTTAACCATCAATAAGCATAAGTATGCAGCTTTCAAAATTGAGGACATCGCAGCAATTCAGGCGAATCAAGATATACGAGCAAGATATACCGACAAAATCGGTTATGGCTTGGCTAAAGAGGTTGATGCCGATTTGGCAGCATTGTATTCTGATTTGTCTCAATCTGTCGGAAGTGCAGGGACAGCAATTTCACTTGATAACTTCTTATCGGGTATTCAGTATCTTGATGATGCTGATGCTCCAGAAGGAGATAGGTCTTGGGTCATAAAACCCTCAACCTATAAAAGTTTGTTCAAAGTCGATGAATTCACTTTGGCAAGCGACATTGGTAATGATGGGAAGGCAACTTCTCCATTTACTACTGGTGTTTTAGCAAAGGGAGTTGTAAATGCAGGAAGTGTTAAGGGATATATTGGTAATATCTTAGGCGTAGAGGTTTTTGTATCCACCAATGTGGCAACATCGGGTTCAAGCCCAGTTGCAAACCATAACATACTTTTCCATCGTGATGCTTTTGTATTAGTCATGCAAAAAGACATAAGGGTTCAAAGCCAATATGTTGTAAAAGGCTTGGCGACAGAAGTGGTTGGAGATTGTATCTATGGAGTTGGCGAATACAGGGATGCTTTCGCAGTAGATTATATTTCTTAATCTTTTTTTAAGCTGGTAACTTGCGACCAGATAACTCAGCAAGTCCTTGTAGGTAGGGGAGTAAAACCTAATCAGGCTAATAAGAGATTTCCCAAGAGTGTGTTTAATTTTGATAGTTGACAAAAAATAATTAGTTGTTGGAAAATAATAACCATGATAGGAATAACGGAAAAAA